ATCTGAGAGGGGGGGTACTTTGAGAAGACCCTCCCCCCCTCCCTAAACTGTTATGTCCCGAGACACCTTACGGAAGACGCCAAGTACATTGATATCTACAATTTCATCGATTGCGTCTTCAATTGCTTTCTGTTGTGCTGCTTCGGACATCTCGGATGAAGTTTTCACTATTCTTGCTAGGAGGCCGGCTGTAAAGTAACCGGAGTTTGTATCAAAAGCATACCACTCCTCCCATTGTGTGAAAGGATCATAAGGATTGTCAATAGTGGTAAGCATGTGTTCCTTCATGATCCTCCTTACTTAATTCCTTCTTTCAGGGTAGTAAGGGATACACCTAATGCATCTGCTACTTCAGCCTGGGTATACCCAGAAGCAAGCATTCGCTGGGCACGGGCGGACTTTGCAGGGGTCATTAGAACCTTACTCTTTGGTGTGGCATGGGCCCTTACAACACTATTGTCGGCGTTGGCCAGAATTTTAGTGAGTTCATTATTACTTATGGCGCCTGCCTGAATAGCGTCCCATTCAAGGTCGGTGATTTGAATACGGGTCTTTCCTGCACCAGTGCGGGCTCTTGCTTCATTGAGCGCCTTGATTTTGATCTTCTTTACATCGGAGGGGTCCATGTTTGGATTGGCACGCCTTTTCTGGGCAACTAGAGCGTTTGCAATTAGCTGGGCGTTTCTTTCAACAGGCGCGTTCCTCAAAGCAATGTTTAGCTTAGCCTTGAGGGAGGCTACCTGCTTTGAATAGGTGGCCTTTGCAGTAGGTGACCACTTAACATTACCAGTGTTCACACTCTCACGCCTTGCCTTGTTGGCCATAGCCTTCAATGCGTTGGAATGATCTGCATAGATTGTCTCTATCTTAGTGCCTGATCTAGATACTAGGGTATGGGCGTCGTCTGTTTCTGCTAATCTCTTAGAGCGACGAGTCTTTACAACAACCTGACCCCTAGCATTGACCCATGATTCAGCAGGCTCAAAGACTTTCTTACCAGTAGCCTTATCAATAGGGCCACCCTTAGCTGCACTTCTAGGCTTCATGTCAGGTACATCTACACGAGCCGATGCCCTTGAGATTAGCGTTGAAGCAGAGCCACCCTTCTTGCCTTGATACTTCTCTTGAAGTTGGCCTATACCATTGTCAATCTCAGATTGCTTATAGTTAAGGCCATGCTTTTCAGCATCGATCACTACCATGGAATGACGCACAGCTCGCGCGATTTCACTGTGCGGCGCACCTTTGATAGTCATGTCGGTGATGAGATTAGATACAACGCCCATCTGTGTTTGTTTAGTTGGTCCCGAAATAGGTTTCATTCCAGGATGACCAGGATAGCTAGAGATGGGATCAAAATCTTTCAAACCTTCAAGAGCAGGGGATGACTTAACTCTACCCTTACCATTAGGAATTACTAGAACAGTATCGCCATCGAAGTCTGCACCCGATAGACGTTGAGCTACCTTATGGTTGATACCCACAGCATCAGGCGCATGGGTACCTAAAAGGCGTTTGGCTTCTGGGTTACGGTTATTGACAGTTAGTTGTGGGATCTCGAATGTTCCGCCATGAGGGTGTCTAACCAAGACAACACGTTCACCATTCTGATACCCAGGCGCATAGATCTCATTGTCTTTGAGTGAATTGACTGGAAGAATTACATGGCTTGCCTGACGTGGGAGAGCAGCTGCTTTAAGATGTACGGACGCAGAATCAGCTTCATCTGCAAACTCATCTAAAAGCTTCTTACGAACAGCAGGATTAGTAAGCGACATGATGTCATCGAGTTCGCGCTGCTTACGATCTCTAACCATAGACAACTGCTCTCGAGCAAGGGTGGGGGATTGTTTTGACAAGACTTGAGAAGACAAACTTCTAGACCATGTTTCCCATGTTCCTTCTTCATTGACTAGATTCATCGCAGAAGAAACACGCTTGCCACCCTTACCATCATCCTCGAGAATCTGGCGACGAATGACTGAACCGAAAGGAAGATCCGCATCTACCTTACCAGTCGACTGATCTCTCTGTAGAGGTTTCAGCGCATCCGTTTTCTTACCACCAGAAGGCTTACTAGTATTGAATTGTAGATCTACACCAGGTGGAAGATCTTCTTTGTACATCGCCATACCCTTGATGTAGTGCGTACCATCAATTGTGATACGAACTTGGGCATAGTTGTTTCCACCAAGTGAAACATCTTTGACGCCTGGCCGAACATAGATAACACCATCTGCTTTTCCTCCACCTTGGTCTGCGTACTTGATGTCCAATCTGTTTGAACTGATGGACACTGGTGGACGGAAAGGTTCGAACGTTCTTCCTCCATCTTCAGAGAAACCCGCAATGGAGTGAATCTTATCCTTATTTGCAACGATGTCGCGATACGTTGTACCTGGGGGCGCTAGTACTTTTACGGTCGTTTTACCCGTAGTACCAAGCTGATCGATCTGAACTGAGTGAACTTCGTATCCTTGTTCTTTGAGTCGAGCGATAGCGGTGTCTAATCTAGTACGACTCACACCTACATGTGATGCACGTTCTACACCAACGCCGACGTCAATGTACCCATGAGCATCAACTTGCTCTTTAAGCATGTTAGACGTAGCCGTAAGGATATCAGCTTTATCTTTGGCACCAGGAGCAAGCAAAGCACGAACCGAAGATTCATTAATACCCATACGTCGAGCAATGGCGCTATTCGACCAACCCTTAGTACTAAGACGTTGAGCTGTGCCGATGTCTGCCTGCTTCAATTCATTCTTGGCAATCGAGTTAGCTGCACGAAGTTCAGTGGTAGTCATGCCGAAACCTTGGGCTATCTGTGGATCAGACATACCCTTAGCTCGGAGTTCTCGAACCATGTCCAGAAAGCTACGGCTTCTTGAATTCACATTACCAGCCGAGCCCCATGGATAACGACCCGAACGCCGCAAGATCCCATAGTGAGCAAGGTACTCTTCTTCTTGAATGATCATCCGGCGGCCTCCATTCTCATCGCGTTGATTCTCTTATCAAACGTCACGATTCTGTCCATGATGTGGGTTATCACATCGGGGTCGCCATCGTAAATCTTGATCTGATCTTGTTGATAGATTCGGAATTCCATGCGAATCGTTGTAGGTAACACGCGATACTCGAGACAAAAGATGGCCGCATAGACCTCGAGCTGATGGACAGATGCTTCTGTAAACCCAGTTTTCAGATCATGAATTCGAAGAAGCTTCTGTCTAACCTTAAACCCGATCGCATCGGATGTACCATAACAATTCGGTGAATAATAGAGAACCTGTTCGGGTACCATTTGGTAACCGATCGCGTCATTGACATACAGGTTCAGCGTCTTCTTCGCTGTGGGGAGACGTATCCCTAACCTGATCGCTTCTTTGGCAAAGGCATGAATCTCCGATCCGCGCTTCGCGGCCATGGAGGCAAAGAAGGTACGATCAAGTTTCTCTTCGTCGTAGTTAATCCAATGATAATTACTTGGACTAAGAAACGAGTGGGTCCCTACCAAATTCGAGTGCTTGTTGAAGAACATCTAAGATCTCCGCTTCATTCTCGGGGTAGATGAATGCCGCGAACCACATCTTGTTCAAGTACTCAACCCAGTACTCCTGGTTTGGCTGAGTAGGAGCATCCTCTGAAGCTTTCACTTCGAGCATAGCCCAACGGCCTTCCCAGAAGATTGTGAGGTCGGGTATCCCTTGGATGTAGTCGGGATCATTCTTCAAGATAATACATCCCGGGTATAGGCGGCGAAGTTTCTTAATGAGGTGCGCTTGGTATGCGCTCTCGAGCATGACTACTCCTAACCGAAAAATAGAGGGGTTGTAGAAACGCTTGTTCTACCTCCTTCTACTATAGGGCATGTTTCCTACGCGAGGTAGCTAGTTGATCTTGATCTGTCAAAAACGCTGCCAAATCCACTTTTTTCAAAGAAACTTTTTTTTAAAAATTTTTCCTATATATAAACAATTCAAAAGACATCCGTGCAATAGGTTTTCCCTCTAGGATTTGACAAGTTGAAAAAAAAACTTTTTATCAAAAAACGTTTTTGGCAGCGTTTTTGACAGCGGCCATGTCCGTTTTGTTATACTATCACCGTATTTATACACTTTTGTTCTCTGTCCGTTTTGTCATAGTATCACCCCATCGGTGTACCCCATTCCCAGATTGTCCTATTTTATCCTATTAACTATCTATTACCTGTTCGTACCATTCGTCATAGTATCACCCCATTGGTCACAACTATGTACCAGTTTGTACCATTCTGCCCCACTATCACCCCATCGGTGTACCCCATTCCCAGATTGGTATAGTTTGTCCCTTTTTGTACACTTATTTTCGTGCGTAAAAAGCAGATTCATTGAAGTTCCTTTTCTCTGAAAGTGCCTTAGCAACAGCCGTATCAATTAGAGAAGTTCCTTTCAACACGTAGTACCACAGGTCTCTATATGGTGTGTTTAGGCGATCGATCCGACCATGCGCCTGATGCCACAGCTTGTATGAGTAGGGCAGAGAGTAGAACACCATTGCGTCAGTGGTGGTACAGTTCCATCCCTCTGCCCCAGCTGCATACTGTACCAAGTACACCCATCGTTCAGTCTTGGGAATCGGTTGGTGTTTGTGCCCGTTCCACTCTCCAATCTCCACACCGTCCAGGGTTCGCAACGCCTCGAGCTCGTAGTCGAAATTGTAGAAGACAATGAGACGAGGGTGGACATCCAACAATGCTTTTACCGCTGTCAATCGCGAGCTGTGGGAGTTCGCAACTTTCCTCATAGTTATGAACAACTCTGTCACGTTCCTCAGAGGTTTGTTCGTGTACACGTTCCACTTACGCTTCACCACCTTGTTGAATAGATCTTTGTCATGAGACACGGTTACGTCCGTAATATGCCTAACCGTGTGTGCAAGGTAGGGCATCTCTACCAGTAAGCTATTCCGTAGCCTTAGGAGCCTTCCTAGGCCGGTATAACGGTCTACTTTGGGGAACTTGCTATACGTCTTGTAGACTACGTGTTCTCGCTTGAAGTCGGTTTGGTTCTTGTAAAACCCGTTCGCGACGAAGACGGGAATATAGTCAAGCCACGTATCTCCGGGGGTAGCGGAGAGAAGAATCCAGCGATTGCGCTTTGCAATCTTGAGGAAGGACTTGACCCATTTACCAGTACCGATGAGTCTCTGCTCGTCGAAGATGAAGAAGGCATCGACGACGTCCGTGTACTTGGCGATGTTGTTCCAGGAGTCGACTGTGAGGACACCCTTCGTCGTCGCGTCCTTACTCTTCCCGACGCCGTACTTGACGAACTCGCCTTCCCATTCAAGAGAGTCTCGCTTCTTGGCGGTGGTGATGACGATAACTGGACGGGGGGCTTCTTTTTCAACATAGTAGGCGGCAGCGACAAGGGACTTACCGGTGCCCACAGCCCCCCAGAGGATTTTGCCGTTTCCGAGGTTTCGGAGGGCGTCTTGCTGATGGGGATAGAGAGAGATCGGGTGCAAGGTATAACCTCCTTTTCTCGAATCGAGACCGAAGACAGAATCTCAGTCCGCGTGCAGAATCCAGGTACGACAACATCCGTCTTGGTAACATTGAATGACTCAAAGGTACTATCCTCCTTATCCAAATACTCCTTTAATAGTTGATCGTAGATGGGATTCATGACTCCTCCAAACAAAAACCTAGAGCCCTCGTAGGGGCTCTAAGCTTTACTAACGTCGGCCAAATTTCCTGAACAGTAGCACGACGCACCCGCCACCAATTCCGCCTAGTAGAACTAGGCCGATAATGTGTGCGGTTTGCAGTACTTGATCAGACATGGTACGAGTCCTTTCGTTAGTAGTTTCATTATAGAGTATGTATTGTCTGCGATGATAAAATCAGAGACCTTGTGGGTCCCTGATCTCCCTTTACTCTGGGTCCGTTAGCTTCGTAAGCAGTTTGCGCATACGGGCGGGGTTCTTCGCAAGCTCATCGTAGCCTCGTTTGTATCCTTCCTTCTCCGCTTCCTCGAGCTGTTCTGTGTGTAGTTGCTCTTGGATGCGGCGAATGGTGGTGTTACCAACATAGGCGCCGACAAGCCCGGAAGTTACTCCGACCACGATAGCGACAACGATCTTCTCGTCAGCCATTAGGGGTCCTTTCATTTAGGGGGTCTCATCATAGTATATGTATACTTTACGAGACAAAAACTAGAGCCCATGGTGGACTCTAGCTCCCCTTCTAATCAGTGGTGGATAGGCTTGGAAACACTTCGCGATCTCCGGTGTGCTCTCGCAGGTACTTGTTGCATCCTTCCAGCCATCCTCGCGCAAAGCTGACTCGGTCGGCTTCATGTAATTCAGCAGCGTGATGCTGGTGAATTTTTGCAAGCTCGAGTCGTCTAAGCACGAGAGCGGCGGCAGTGGTGCAAGAAGCTCCTACAATTGCTCCGGCAATTGCAATGGTTTCTTTTTCCATTTCCGTCCTTTCTTATTAGGGGGTCTCATTAAAGGACGTGTAGACCTTGCGAGAAGCAAAAAACCAGAGCCTGTGTGTGCAGGCATCAGGCCCTGGTCTTTTACTCCCAACCGAACAGTTGCTGTATTTCAAGCTTCCATCCAGGGGTTCATTATAGGGTATGTAAACTTTGCGAAAGACAAAACAAGATGCCCTGCAGGGTGACACCTTGTTTTGAGATCCTCGATGAATAGTGGTTTAGGCTCTCGGATGCGAGCGGTGGCCGTTCCTTTCGAGGGGTCTCATTATAGGAGATGTTAATCTTGCGATACCAGAGCTTTAGCGATCTTTTTAAGAGCTGCACGCTCCCGACTCTTACGAGCCTGCTCTTCAACCATCGCGATTTCGAGAGCTTCTCTAGCCGCTAGATCTGCAAGTCTATCGGCTTCTCTCTTCGCAGCAAGGATCTCGGCAAGACGCTTCTCTTCCGCACGTCGAGCAATGTTTGCATTCTTACGCGCGGCTCGAGCATTAAGGATTTGCACATAGCGAAGTTCTGCTTCAGGCGTTCGCAACTTGTTGGGGTTTTTGGTTTTCGGTTTCTTCTTCCAAGCCTTACCGTTGCGTCTGTCTGGATTACGTCCCGCAGACGAACCAGTTTTCTTGCTTTGCGCCGTAGCCATTAGGGGTTCTCCTGAGGGTGAGAGGGATTAGTTTTCTTCGGGCGCGTGTACGAAGCCGCGGGTGAACGCTTTGTTTGTGTAGACCTTGAGGCCTACCTCGGTCTTGAGCACCCAGTCGCCGACATAGGCCTGCGTCTGACGCTCGCGAAGAGGACGGATCGTCGCCACTTTGACATACTTCCTGGTATCGACGTCGGTCTGAATTGAGCCACCGCACCACGAAGCAACCGCCTCGAGGTTCTCCGCCGTGATCTGAACGGCGTTTACGTACAGAGGTACGTGCGTGTAGCGCTGGATTGCGAGAGTCATTTCTCTACTTTCTGTTTATGGATTATTTGGGAGGGAACAACTTATCGAGGATGATTTGGAACTGTTCCTTAGACAAAGCCTTGGGGCGTTTGATTGTACCCGGAGCGAATTTACTTACAAACTCGCTTTGAGGTTTGCTTACACCTGAGATACCTCGAGTTAAATCAGGTGGCTGCCGACGATCAGAAGGGCGGGTCTTTCTTGATGCTTGTTCTCGATAGCGAGCTTGCTGCTTCGCATATCGGATAGCACCCTGCTCTTTCTTCGAGAGCTCAGTGTACTTAGTCATCGAGTTGCCCTTGAACCATCTGGGTTTCTGATACCAGCTTTGACGAGTGTTGGTAATGGAATCTCGTCAGCTGTATTAACTACGACAAGATCATAGAACTCTCCATTACCGTAGCCACCGAACTTCTCAGTGTATTCTTTTCGACGAACACCATGCAGGTCATGAAGACCATATGACGGAGATGAGCAGATGTGCTGAAGATACCATTCACCATCTTCATGTAAAGCGATCATCACCCAGTCTTCGCCGAAACGTCCAGCTGGATAAATATAGACCTTGGGGAGAGTCATTCTTATCTCCTTTTAAGATAGTTATAACGAAAATGCCATAGGTCTTTAGTTATTGGATCAAGCTTAATTCCATAATCATAAGACCCATAACAGACGTCACATTTTGGATCTGGTGGTGAAGAATTACATTTGGGACAAAATCCCCATCGAAGTCTGCACCACCCAATAAACCATTTCGAGAAGTTAATCTTCATACCGTCCCGCATCCGGAATGTCCGCGTATTTGCGCTCGAGTTCGTCTTCGTTGATCGTAACGAACATCGACTTGAGGTAAGCCGAGACGCCGGTTTCGCCCTTGACCGTCCAATGGTACGGACGAACAATCAGGTCAACCATCTTGATGTCGACCCAGTCGAGCATCTCGACTTCAGCCTGAGATAGATTCGTACGCCCGCGCGAACTAATCATCACGAGCATGGGCGGCCGACCCTTAAAGCTGACCGAGACCTTCATGTAGAAGCGAGGAGCATCGCCCTCCTCACGGCCTTCGAGAACTTTGACGTTCCAGCCGTCTGCTGTCAGCTGAGGCGCGATGTCTTCGGGAATGATCACGCAGAAGTTACGATCGCCCTCACGATTGTACTTCGTCTCAGCACCGGCGAAGTTCTTGAAGAGTATGTGGGCGTCCTCGAATACGATGTGATCGGCGTCATTCGCCATCAGTTTTCTCCTCTTGATTAGTTGGTAGAGAGTTTTGTTCTTGTTCCAGTCGAACCTGTTGATACTCTCTCCACCATTCACGATGAAGCTCGATAAGTGCATTGCGTAAGTCTGATAGAGTTTTAGTCATCTCTTTCAGACGAATGGAGTTGGCTTCTAATGCTCTGCGAAGACGTTCAGTATCAGTCATCATAGGGGGTGAATCCTATACTGAACTTGGCCCCGCTATCCCCTATCAGAGAGTCCATAACCGCATCAGGGATGATATCCATCAGTGTCATGTTGACCATAGTGCCGTCAACATCCGCCTCTCCGATAACGATTCGTTCTCCCTCCCCAGGATTCACCATGTGACCGTCTTTAAGGTAGATGGTAAGAGGGACAGTCTTTTTACCGAAGTCCGGAATATGATCTTCAGGACCAAACATCGGCATCTGATGGATGCTCACGCGTGTTTCCTTTCTCGAATTCGTTCGAGAACCTCTAGCGAAGAAGGACTTCTACCTAGCTCCTTACGAAGCTTATAGAAGATCTCCTTTAAAACGATGTCGCGTTCCATGATTCCTCCTACGAAGTGAATGTGGCGAACGACCCCCAATAGTCAATGGCTTTGAAAGCCTCGTCTGCTAGTCGTTCGAAATATGACATGTCAACATCTTCCATCGACATGTTCTTCGCGTACTCTGCTTCAATCCAGCGGTACCCTTTCGTGCCACTGACAGCATAGGTCTTGCCGTCTTTAACACGATAGAGTATTCCACCTTCCTTAAGCACTGGAACAAACAAACCCGTACGCCCAACAAACTGCATGCCCTCGATAAGGACCATGGGTGTATCAACTTCGAAGTCCAGATACATCGAGCCCTGTGTTACTGCTTTAGGCTCGCATAGATCATCGAAGGTAATTTCCTCTTTCGAGAACAATGTCTTGAACACGTATGGGTGTTGGAACTGCGCGCCTACTGCTGTCCAATGCGGAATCAAGCACTCGTCCACTCGAGCAATATAGACCGCATCATTAACTAGACAGAATTGGTCATAAGTAGTTTCATGTTCGAAATCATAGCCATACTTCTCTCCGAAAAGTTTGACCTGTTCGATGATCTCAGGCGTTGCGTCCGGGATCTTAACCGAGTCTGTCTTGATATGGACGACAGAATATCCCAACTCCTGGATGAAGTGTTTCAATTCGATCATGAACAAAGCACCACGTTTGGCTACGATGTTGTCTTTGTTTCGATTGTCTCGGAAAGGGTTGTCGAACTTCGCGCTTGTAAGACCATAGACAATATTGATAACGATCTTAAGAGCGTCGGAAAGAGCTTTGGCCTGAGTTTCGTCTTTAAGGAAGGGGGCGAGTCTACCTCCCATGGCTTTTCTTGCGACATCGAATTCCTTCCGCTTGATTGCTATTCGTGCCTCAAGTAAAGCGGTGAAGTTTGGGGTATAGTCCCCAAACAATCGCAGAATCTTGATCGAGGTAGGGTGCATAGAGGCGACGTCGAGCACCGCCACGTTCTGGTACATTCCGGGTTCTGCGTAGACATATCCGCCTTCGCCGACTTCCTCATCGCGATAGGTCGACTTTCCTCGCTCGTAGACATAGCCGGGAAACTCCTTACTTAGATCGGTGTAGACGAAACTTCGTTGTGGATTTCGATCGTCTCCAAATATGATCTTAGCTGTGTGCTTCTGCGTGGTATCGTTTACTGTCAGACCACTGAGCTCCGCGAGAATTTGCCGCGCAACGAAGTCTTGTTCCCTCGAGTCGAACACGACTTCTTCGGAGATGACATCATTGGTGCAGTATTCAACTACGCGAGGAATATCTGCATCCTTCACTGGTTGATCCCATGGTAGATCCAGTTCCATGTGATGAATGCCTAGTTGAATTTGGAACTTCTTTAGGCTCATCTTTACCGAGCTGAAATCAAAGATGTCAGTGTATGACAAGTTATATGCCTCACCGAACATTGAGCCCACATGTCCATCGATAATTCTCTGCGAGAGTCGATACAACTGATCGTTATCATATCCCATGAATCTTGCCCAGAGAATATGATTGTCATAACGACGATTGTTGAATCCGACCAGCTTCAGACCGAAAAGACTCTCGACTTCTTGCGGGCTAGGATTGATCATCTTGACAACTTCATCGCTGCCCTTGTACTTCCAGCAGACAACGAAGAGGTTCGGATAAACCTCAATGTCGAAGAACACAAGACGATCGTCCTTGAGCGCCACTTCAGCCGGTGAGTTCTCATCTACGGATTTGAACTGCATCTTCTGAACAACCTTGAGACAGGCCAACGGCTGATGCGTTGAGTTGTTAGCAAACGCGACGATCCTGGATCTCATGTCCGTCACGTCGTAAACAAATCCCGCGGCGTATGCTTCCTCAAGAATATGATAGATAAAGTCGATCGACGGCTTTGTCCCTGGGTGGATCTCTTTCCGGAGATTCCTAGCGATAAGGTCACGTAAACCTTTTTCGCTTTGTATAGTACTGGTAGAGATCATTCGTTTCTCCTTTAAAGGGAGTCCGCCTCTGATAGTAGATACTTGCACATTATTGCACTTTGACAGTTTCCGCCGCAGTGAAGCGTTACCGGTGAAGACTTTGATCTCGATACCGTCGCTGTAACTCGACGCGAGCTCATTGACGTCTCCGTCAAAGATGTAATGCAGATGTACTCCGCTTCCTCCTCTGCTAAGTTCGGCATAGGTTGGAGGCCAGTCACTAGCCGCTCCCAGATTTCGTTCAAGAGACTTTTGTCCATCTTCGTCCTTAAGATCGAAGTCGATTACAATATGGTTGTCTGGAACCTTCACAAAGTGTTCTTGTGACGTATCGATCTCAGAAAGCGTCGTCTTGACTACGGCCCATCGAGTCTTGGGCGTCCCATCTTCTCGAGCTTCCTGAGCTGGTTGGTCTCCCAGCTCCAGATCCAGTAAAGACACATTCTCTTCAAGCACCAGAGAGAATATAGCCCCATCGTTAGCCATTGGAGCCTTGAAGTGTTCGGAAGTAAACCCAGAATAGTAACTACGAATAGACACGCCATCGACAGTAGCTCGATCTTGAAAGTCTTTGAAATAGTTACGAAGTTCTTCCCGAACCTTGTATTGCGGAAGGACATACTCAATGCCCGTATCATTACAGTACTCCTTGTATAGCGCATAGGCTTGTTTAAGTGAAAGGCCGTCCTGAGCCTTAAATATGTCAAAGTTTGCCTCTACGAAGTTGAAGAAAATATCTGTTTGGAACATCATTTCCATGGGACGATATGCACTATAGTAGTTCCTGCCCATTTGACGGTATACCTCAAGACAATGCGCCGCGATAGCGCCTAGTTCAAAGTCAATTCTAGTCAAGAGGGTATTGTAATGATTGGGAGGAAATCGATCTCCAGTAGGATGCACGTCGATGAGCCGGCGAATAAGACCACTCTTGGCGTCAGAGATCTTGACGGGTTTATTAGTGCCCATGAATAAGAAAGCATTGACTCGAGAAGTATAGCTTGCTTTGTACTTCTCATTGATTGTCATGTCTTCATGAGCGATGATTGAGTTTAGTTTCGAGTTATCCTCAATCTTGGAAAGATCGCCGTCATGCTGGATCGCCACCAAGGGATTTCCGCGAAAGACCTCAGTAGCGAAGGAGTTGCTATTAGCTGCGAGCGCTTTCGCTTCGAAAGATACACAGTAACCAGCAAAGAGCCGTTGTATGATATTGAGAATGGTCGATTTCCCGGTGCCGGAAGCACCGTAAAAGACCACGAACTTCTGGATCTTCTTGGCATCTCCCGACAATATAGCACCAATAGCCCATTCGATCTTTGCACGCTCCTCTGGAGAGTAAAGCGTCCCGGTAAGTTCATCCCAAGCATCGTGAACTCCCTCGAGTAGGGCATACGGGAGGCGTCGTGATACATAATCCTCCTTCTTAACAATTGTATCGGCAAACGTCAGATTCTCGTCGAGTTGATGTGCGTTATCACTTACGTTACGAAGAAATCTACGAAAATTTGACCAACCATTATTTACGAACGAGTGGAGGTATTTCGCGGTTACGACCTTACCCTGTTCTTCAAGCTCAGTGAGTCTCTTAAAGAGAGCTTGATCGACCAAGCGAGTAACATCGTATTCGTCTGTGGACCAGAGTTGATTGTCTTCATCCCAGACTGCGTAAAACGAAGAGCCGCGAATCATCAGATCTTTTGATCTACCAACGGTGAAGTCAGGATATAGTTCAATCGCTCCACCCTTGTCTTCTTTCTCTCGGATCTGAAAAAAGTCCATCAACCCTCCTCCCGTTCTAATGCATCTCTAGAATATAAGCACTCATCTGACACCAGATCTCTATCTTCCTTTGATCAACCGCGGCGTTATGAAGAGGAAACAGACCACCATGCCCATCTTCTTCATATGTTCGCCAGATGATACGGTCAAGGATTGTGTCAATTCGATTCGTCTCTAAATATCCCCTATCGTTATAGTGCAGATCAAGGTTGTCCATCAAATGCCAGAACCAATCCCGGGACTCACCATCGCATTGGAAGGCAAGCCTCCGGGATAGTCCTATAAGCAGCTCAAGCATGGAGCACCCAAGCTTCATCCAATTTCGGTCGACGTTGTTTAGTCCTGATTGGTCGACGAACTCGTATCTCAGAGCCTTGCCGTCTTCGATGCGGTTGTCATCATTAGGGACGATCCAAACGAACTCCTTGGTGAAGAGCTGTCGAAGGACCTTCCAATAAGTGCGGGTTGGGTTTCTGATAGATGAGTCGCCGACTTGACTGTAGAGCCATACGAAATATAGCTCGTCAAGCGGCTTGCTCATGGCTACTCCTTGCGCATCTTTCGAGGACGAGGCTTCACTCGAGGCGCAATTTGCCCATGAACCACTTCGCCGAATGAGCCCTCGTGACGAAGAATCTCATAGTCAGCTCTGAGCTTGTCATTTCTGACATAGACCACTCGTGGATCGCCAGAGCGGTAACCAAATCGGTCAAGATTGATCGACCCAACAACCAGGTCCATGTCTTCGATGGGAACTTCACCTTCGTCGATCAGGGTGTCGTCCTCGACGAAATATGTGAGCGTGACTTGACTGTAGCCAATCACGCCTTCCATGTGTTCGTCGACGCTGATAATGTACGGCTTGTCTGCAGTTCGAGCCGTAACCTCGTCACCCCAAGCGACTTCTTCATCCTCGTCCTCGTCATCATTGGGCTTGTTGAGGAAGACGTTCCGCTTGATAGGAGGCTCTTCTTCCCCCTTGTAGCGAAGGCCGGTGACCAGACGGTTGAGCGTCTCGTCAGTATCATCGAACATTGTAGGCTTCTGCTTTTCCTCGACGTCCGGAAGTTGTGCACCCGGAACTCGTTTGATAAGCTCGGCCTTGGTCGAGGCGTTTATGAGCGCCTTAGCTACAGCGATTTCTTCATCGACACGCTGGTCGAAAGTTGCCTCAAATCGCCGCTTACTAATGAAGTACCCAATGGCAGCCCCTGCTGCCGCAGATGCCACAGTAGTGCCAGCGAATAGGATGATTCGACGCATGATCTCCTCAAATCTTATCGTAGATGATTCCGTCGACATTGAAGTCGAGCCAGATTGAACGTTCGTAGCCGCGGGCAAACCGCATACCCTGCTCACGATTACCCACAAATATGCCGAAGTCGACGTAGTTGTCGCCGAAGTCGCTTTCGGGACCCCATAGCCATCCGACAACAGCGCCTTCCTTCGAGCGCTCCATCCCGAGCATGTCGTACACCTCGTTCAGGAACAGATGCCCTTGAGCGCGCAGCTTGTCATTGCAGTACTGCTGCTGCGAGGCCAGGAACATCTGGTTGTACATGTGGGTCTTGTTCCAGTTCTGGTTGGTCTCGTCGAAACACCGCGCGTATATGGATCCGTGCGGCATGTAGTCTTTGACCGTGACGACCTTGCCGGATTCGTCGTCGTAAATATCACGCTCAACCAGACCATAGCGTAGTTCCCGCTCACGGTCAGATCCGTAAGCATCTTCAACGCGCCGGCGATACTCCCGGAAGCCCTTGTCCAGGATGGCATAAGCTGCTGTGATCGCAGCGTTCCGTCGACTGAGAATGACATGTGAGCCAGTCAGAGCAACGATGGATAGAACACCGACACCCACTGCCGGTGCGTAGATGCGAGCGATCCTGACACCGGTACGGACATAGACGATAGTCTTGTCACGAGTACGGTCTTCCTCGGAGTACTTGGCACTTTCGAGGGAACGAACCTTCTCGAGGTCGTACTGAGCATCGACGAGAATATCATCGAGTTTCAGTGTGGCCCGGCTGGCCAACACAGCTGCTCCGACAACCCCGACAACGCCGGCCGAGAACAGCAGAACCGGCGAATGCTTCTGAATCTTCAGAACCTGACGACTGGCCGTACTAGTGATCAGGTTCTTAACTGTCGTGAATTTCACGTTGCAACCTTTCTTAATCGAGTTGTTCGGTCTTGGGTAGATCGAGGACATAGCCTTCGTGAACACGCACGGCTCGAGAGCCTTGAAGTTCACGCCAGCCCCATTTTTCGTCCGTAAACTTCGCATCAAGGCCGACTAGATCATAGAGATCTGACACAGTGACCTGCTCGTATCTGGAGAGCAGCTCATACATGTGGTCAAGGACCTCATTGGCTTCTGCACGAGTGTCCAGAACAATCTCATCGAAGTTATGTGCTCGACGACCATTCCTTGAGATTCCTGGCCGATCGTCATCTCGACGCCACGGCGGAGAGTTACTTCCACCCGAAGAATATCGGTTGTAACTTACATGACCGCCTGGAGTGCTTGAGCGATAACCCGCTCGTACTCGTCCGGATCGTCCTCCCCCAAATAAGGTACGATCAACGGTCTCTTTGACAAGATCGGACATCAGATCTTTTGCCGCAGGAATCAAAACTTCAAACAGAATATAACGCCCAACACTGGACGAATCCTCTGCGATGAAGGTCTCCGCAAAGCGACGCATCAAAGGGCGACGTCGAGTCTTGACGGTACCCGTGATGACTTTGTCCACGACCTTCTTATCCTTGGCTGGAGATATAGCTTTGGACTGCTTGTTCGACGGGAAGTTAGACTCGTCCATTTATCCTCGTTTCCAAATCAAAACCAAAGCCCTTGTGGGGGCTATGGCTTCGAGACTAGACAGTGGTGTGTTGCTCCTTTGAAGCCAACTTCTTCCACGTCACGATGAGTTCGTCTATCTGTCGGTCGGTCCATGCCTTTGTTGCGTCAGCGGCAATAGCTCCGAGAACGAAACTGGCTATGAGTACGGCAGCTTTATCAGCTACAGCCTCGGGGTCAGTATTGTTTCGAATTATTTGCTTAACAACATTGGCAGTGATCCCACCGATGACAAATCCACTCAGCGCTTTCGCGAGTTCGGTCTTGTTCATTGGGGTCTCCTTCTGTTTGTAGGGGTCTCATTAAAGGCTATGCATTTCTTGCGATGTCGGGCGCAGTTACTGGCACTCTCGGCTGTCGTTGAAGACCTAGCGTCCGGAATAAGAGAGGAGATGAGACCCGTACCTCCAAACCTCGCTGGTCCCCCTGCATCGCACTACTCTGCTTCCCTCTTCATCAGCGCGACGATGGCCTGCTTGGGAAGGTCATTGCCCGGCTCGTTTGCGACGAGCTCATGAAGCTGCTGAATCGGCATCGCCTCGAGCTCAGCTTGGGTGTATTCACGAAGCGTCTTCGACGCTAATGGGAGCTCCACCTGTGTGATCGCTGGCTGGACAGCTTTCTCAGTAGGTTGAGTTTCTATGAACTTCGCCATGTCCACCTGAGCCACCAAATCGGCCGGCATGACGCCTTGTGCGAATGCGACGACAGCGTTTGTGTCAGTCATGAGTTCCATGAACAGCACAGAATATGCTTCTGTCTGCATGAACTCATTGGTGATCTGCTCATTCTTGATGAACCGTTTGCCGTCGTCCGAACGTCGGCCAACTGTGGTCGAGATCAACATCTTGAAGGCGCCGATGATTTTCTTGCGGTCGTCCTCTTCGATGAGTGACATGAGACGGGCACGCATGCCACCTTGTTCGGACAGCTCCATCTCAGCAAGTTCTGCCTTGGTGAGGTTGAAGTAGAAGTCCTCGGTGATGGCATTGCCGTCGAGATCCTGATATGTAATGCTCTTCTTCAGCACAAGCTTACCTTTCAGAGAATATAACTGGGTGTGGGTAGATCAGGACTCGTCGCCCTCGTCAACAGTTTCGTCTTCGAGGATCTGGTTGACTTTGAGCGTGCTGAGACCGACAACGGCCGCGGTGAGAACGACCGTAATTGCTGCCGGAATGATGAACTTCTTCGAGCTGAGGAACATTGCGATCTTCTTCATGACTAAGTTCTCCTTGTTTGGTTGGCTAAGATAGCCGGTCGAAATTGCGGATGGGT